CGGCTCTCGGCGCTTGCCGTCACCGCCCTGCGCGGCGAGGTGCTGCCCGAGCGCGTGCCGACCGGGGGCCTGCTGATCCTGCGCGACGGCGAACCCGGCGAGCCAGAAGTGACTTTGTCACCGCTGCTCTACCACTACCAGCACCGCGCGGAGATCGAGGCGGTTGTGCAGGGCACCGACCGTGATGCAGCCTTCGACAACCTGACCGCCAGCATCGGCACGGCGCTCGCCGCCGACCGGACGCTGGGCGGCCTCTGCGACTGGATCGAGGCGGAAGCGCCCCGGCCGGTAGACCTGCCGGTCGAGGGTGCCGCCAGCTTGAAGGCGGCCGTGATCCCGGTGGTGCTGCACTATTCCACGGCAGACCCGCTGGCTTGATCCCGACAATCCGAGGAGACGAACATGGCACGTGCCCAGGGGGCGCGGGCGCTGATGGCGCTCGCGTTCGAGACGACCTATGGAACGCCGCCCGCGAGCGGCTTCACCCGCATGCCCTTCGCCAGCACCTCGCTCGGCGCGGAGCAGCCGCTGCTGAACTCGGAGCTTCTCGGCTACGGCCGGGATCCGCTGGCGCCGATCAAGGACGCGGTGACGGCAGACGGCGATGTCGTGGTGCCGCTCGATGCGGAGGCCTTCGGGTTCTGGCTGAAGGCGGCCTTCGGGACACCCACGACCACGGGCGCGGAAGCCCCGTACAGCCACGAGTTCCAGTCGGGGTCCTGGACACTGCCCAGCATGTCGATCGAGACCGGCATGCCCGAGGTGCCGCGCTATGCGATGTATTCCGGCTGCGTGCTCGACCAGATCACCTGGCAGATGCAGCGCTCGGGGCTGCTGACCGCGACGGCGCGGCTGGTGGCGCAGGGCGAGACGGTGGGCACGACGACCAGCGCCGGGACGCCTGCCGCGCTGGAACTGAAACGCTTCGGCCATTTCAACGGAGCGATCACGCGCAACGGATCTGCCCTCGGCAACGTGGTCTCGGCCGAGATCACCTATGCCAACAACCTCGACCGGATCGAGACCATCCGCTCGGACGGGCGCATTGATGGCGCGGACCCGTCCATCGCCGCGCTGACCGGCCGGATCGAGGTCCGCTTCGCCGACCAGACGCTGGTGACGCAGGCGATCAACGGCGAGGCCTGCGAGATGGAATTCGCCTACGTCCTGCCCTCGGGCGAAAGCTTCACCTTCACCGTGCACGCCGTCCATCTGCCGCGCCCGCGTATCGAGATCTCCGGGCCGCAGGGCGTGCAGGCGACCTTCGACTGGCAGGCCGCCCGCGACAGCATGGTGAGCCGGATGTGCACCGCAACCCTCGTGAACGACGTGGAGACGTACTGACAATGCTGACGCTCGACCTGACCAACGCGCCACGCTGGCATGACCTCGCCCCCGGCGTCCGGGTGCAGCTGCGCCCGTTGACCACCGCGCTGATGGTCGCGACGCGCAGCGATCCGGTTGTCGAGGCCGTGCCGGAGGACGCCTCCGACGAGGAGCGCGCCGTCGCCTTCGCCAAGGCGCTGGCGCGGCGTGCGGTGCTTGCGTGGGACGGCATCGGCGACGCCGATGGCAACGCGATCGCCCCCAACCCCGAGGCCATCGACGCGCTGCTCGACATCTGGCCGATCTTCGAGGCCTTCCAGCTGACCTACGTCTCGAAAGGTCTAATGCTGGAACAGGAAAAAAACGTCTCCGCGCCTTTGCCGAATGGTCCTTCGGCGGGGGCGAGCGCTACTGCCAAGCCTGCCCGCCCTGCGAGGGCCGCGAACAAGCCTGCGCGGACTGCCCGGCGCGGCTGAACCGGCCCTCTACATTCGAGGGTTGGCAGGTCTGGGACCTCGTCGGCCGTCTCGGCGGCCAGCTGCGCCTGCTTCCCGGCGCGGTGATCGGCTGGGACATGTCGGCGGCGCTGGCGCTGGGTGACGCGCTTGGCGTGCCGCCCCTGGCCATGGCCGAACTGCTGCCCGTCATCGAGGCGGTGATGGTGGCCAAGCTCAACGAACAGATGGAACATTCCCATGGCTGAGAAGCGCGTTTCCGTCCGCCTCGCGGCCGTGGGCGGACGGCAGGTGCGCGCCGAACTGGAAGGCGTGGGCGAAGCCGGGTCGCGCGGCTTCGGGCGGCTGAGCCGGGAGATGGAAGCTGCCAACGCTCGGCTCGCCGCCTTTTCGCGGCGCGTGCAGGTTGCCGCTGCAGCCGCAGTAGCTGCCGCCACCCTCGCCGGCGTGGCGATGATCCGCTCCGGCCTGCAGACGGTCGATGCGCAGGCCAAGCTCGCCCAGTCGCTCGGCACAACCGTCGCCTCGATCCAGACGCTGGAGCGCGCGGGCGAACTGGCTGGCGTCTCGATGTCCGGCATCGAACAGGCGACGAAGGATCTGACGCGCCGTCTCAGCCAGGCGGCCGCCGGGACCGGCCCCGCGGCCGACGCGCTCGATCGGCTCGGCCTCTCGGCCAATGAGCTGATCGCTCTGCCGCTGGACCAGCGCGTGGGTGCGATCAACGCGGCGATCGAGAGCTTCGTGCCCGCCGCCGAGCGCGCGGCGGTCGCGGGGCAGCTCTTCGGTGAGGAAGGCTCGATCGCCATGAGCCGGATCGACACCGCGACGCTGCGCCAGGCGACGTCGGATGTCCTCGCCTTCGGCGTCGTCGTCTCCGAGCAGGACGCCGACCGGATCGAGCGCACCAATGACGCGATCTCCCGGCTCGGGCTGATCTGGCGTGGCCTGTCGAACCAGCTGACGGTTGCCGCCGCACCCGCGCTTGAAGCGGTGGCCAACGCCATGGCGGCCGTGGCCAGTCGCACCGGACCGCTCGGCATCGCGATCCGCGGCCTCTTCGACAATATCGGCCGCCTGACCACCTACGCCGCCACCTTCGCGGCGTTTCTCGCGGGCCGCTGGGTCGCCGGCATGGCCGCTGCGGCGCTGTCGGTGCGCGGGCTCGCCACGGCGCTGGTCGTCCTGCGCGGGGCGCTGATCCGCACCGGGATCGGCGCGCTGATCGTCGGCGCGGGCGAGCTCGTCTATCAGTTCACCCGCCTCGTGTCCGGCGCGGGCGGCTTCGGCGAGGCGATGTCGCTCCTGAAGGATCTCGCCGTCGAGGTCTGGGAGCGGATCAGGATGGGGGCTGCGGCAGCGGGTGCCGCTGCCACGGCGATGTTCTTCGACCTGAAGGCCGATGCCGCTTCCGGGATGCAGAGCGCCATCGAGAGCGTGGTGGGCTTCGGCAATACGGCCGCGAACACCTTTGAGGGCGCCTACGAGGCGATCAAGGCGATCTGGGGCCTGCTGCCCGCCGCCATCGGCGATCTGGCGATCCAGGCAGCCAACAGTCTGGTCGACGGCGTCGAGGCGATGCTGAACGGCGTGGTCTCCCGCATCAACGGCTTCATCGGCGGCATCAACCAGGGGCTCGAAGCGCTCGGGTCGGAGCGGCGCATCTCGCTGGCGCCAGACCTCGACCTCGGCGAGATCGAGAACCGCTTCGAGGGTGCGGCCAGTGCTGCCACGACAGCGGCGCAGGCAGCCTTTGATCGGGCCTTCGAGGACAACCCGCTGACCGCGCCCGATCTCGGCCTGACCGACGCGGCAAACCGGGCGCTCGAGTCCGCGAACCTCTATCGCGGGGCCGCGCGCGATCTGGCCGAAGGGGCTCGCGCGCCCCTCGAAAGCTGGCAGGCCCTGCGCGATGCGGTGCGTGGCACCGACGGTGAGGCGGATCAGACAACCTTCCGGGGGACGGTTGTCCCGCCGAACGGTGCCGACGCGCTGACCGAGGCCACGGGCGCGGCCGAACGGCTGGAGACGGCGCTCGGCGATGCCGGACGCGCCGCGGCGGGTGCGGGCGCGGCAGCCGGGGCTGCAGCCGCAGCAGTAGAACCCGACCCCGAGGCCGCCGTCACGGGTTGGCAGGCGGTCACGGCGGCGCTGTCGGACTACGCCAGCAAGGCCCGCGAGATCGGCGGCGATATCGGCCAGAGCCTCGTCGGCGCGTTCCAGTCGGCCGAGAATGCGGTCGGCGAGTTCGTGAAGACCGGCAAGCTTAACTTCCGCGACCTGGTAACGTCGCTGCTGGCCGATCTGGCGAAGCTGGCCGCCCGGCGCTTCATCCTCGGGCCGATCGCCAATACGCTCTCCGGCGCGCTCGGCGGCGCAGGCGGCATCTTCGCCAACGTACTGCACGCGGGCGGCATGGTCGGATCGGCCGGGCCCTCGCGGATGGTTCCGGCGATGGCCTTCGCGGCCGCGCCCCGGATGCATTCCGGCGGCATGGCAGGGCTTCGCCACGACGAGGTCCCGGCGATCCTGCAACGCGGCGAGCGGGTGCTGTCGCGGCGGGAGGCGCAGAGCTACGGCGCGGGTGGTGGCGTCAACGTCACCATCATGGCCCGCGACGCCGAGAGCTTCCGGCAGTCCCGCACACAGGTCGCGGCCGACATCGCTCGTGCCGTGTCGCTCGGGCGGAGGGGCATGTGATGACGTTTCATGATGTGCGGTTTCCCGACAACATCAGTCGCGGCGCGCGGGGTGGGCCGGAGCGGCGCACGCAGATCGTCGAGCTCGCCTCCGGCGACGAGGAGCGCAACGCCAGCTGGGCCAACTCGCGCCGCCGCTACGATGTCGCCTACGGCATCCGCCGCGCCGACGATCTCGCGGCGGTGGTCGCCTTCTTCGAGGCGCGCAACGGGCGGCTCCACGGCTTTCGGTTCAAGGATTGGGGCGACCACAGATCCTGCCTGCCGTCGGGCACACCAACGCCCACCGACCAGGCCATCGGCACCGGCGACGGCACGACGACCTCGTTCCAACTGGTGAAGCGCTACGTCTCCGGGGCGCAATCCTGGACACGGATCATCGCCAAGCCGGTGGACGGAACCCTGCGCATCGCGCTTGGCGGGGTGGAGCAACCCTCCGGCT